ATTTGCAGTCAGGGTCAGGATGTAATTGAAAAGTGCCTGATTCCTTCCGTCCCCGGCATCCATATCAACAAAGTCTACGGTTGCCTTGACCGGGAACAACCACTTGGGAACTTCCTGATACTTTCCACCTTCTTCAATGTCCCATTCACAAAACCTTTCTTCACCGTCAATCTTGATAACCTCATAGGATAACTTACTGCCGACTTTTATATCAGCAGTAAGACCAACCGCCAACTGAACGTGTGTCCTGTTCCTTGCAATAGTATGATTCTTGAAAAGAAAGTGTTTTCCCCTACTGGTACAAAGGACTTTACAGTCAAGTTGCAGTTCTTCCACAATGTTCATCAGAATTTCAGATTGGTCAGAATCATCAATGTCAATAAGGATGGTGTCATCAGCCAAAACCCCACCGAACCCATTCAGGTTCTTCACTTCATCATAGGTTTTCCATGTGGTTCTGTTTTTCAGTTTTTCAATGCTTGCCTTGCCCTTGGTTTCAACATAACCTTTGTAAAGCATCTTTTATCACCTACCTTATGTGATGTTTTCTAACACCTTTTTATAAAAATCCTTATTCCTGATGTTGCTGTTGTACCGGGACTGATAGGAACGAAGCAGTGTTTTCACTTCTGCAAGTTCTTTTCTGCACCCTTTCACTTCTTCATTCCATCTGTCCCACCCTTCCGACTTGTGCAGCGGTGTTGACTTCTTGTAACTGTCACGGGTATATAAAGCATCCCGCAACTGCTTCTGACAATACCTGACTTTCTGTTCATACCCTGTGATATACCGTTCAGTTTCCAACTGTTTCTGTTCAAACTGTTCAATCCAGTCCTGAACAAATTCTTTAATCTGCTGTTCACATTCCGGGGTGAAACTGCTTCTGATAAGTTTCAGCAGTTTCATGACCTTGGCAATGCTGCGGATATTCAGAAATTCTTCAAGATGAACAGTCATTGAACCATTTTCATATCTGATTTCTAAATCCATGAAAAACCTTCCTTCCCGGTGTTACGCTACAACACCAAATTGTTTCAAGCGTTTCTTTGCTAAATCTATGTACCACTGCCTATCAAGTTCAGGCGGTGTTTTTACCCCAACAACTGAATCATTGAAAATGAAACAGTGGTCAGGTGTATTACCGAATTTTTCACCTTTGGTTTTCACCTGTTTACGTTTCAGCAATCTGCCGTCCTTCTGATCGTTAGATGCAAACACTCTGTATGACTTATATGTGTATTTGTCCTTGTCAGGGTATTCATACACCGTCTTGATTGTTCTTTTGCCTATATGACTGACAAGCGGGGTGCAATGCTCATGTTCCACCCAATCATACTTGTCTGATAACTTGACGATCTTCTGAAACATAATCAGGTCATCACACTGATTGATGGTCTGTTCAACCGGGGTTTTCTTAACCATGTAGTCAACCAGTGCTTTATTCAGGATTGGCAGATCATTGTCAACCGCTGAAAGTTCCTTCACATAAGCACCGATTCTTTCAACACCGCCGTCAATACCAACCCAAAGGTAATTGTTCACATCCTTCTGATAGATTTCACTGATGTTATCCAGTTCAAGAAGAATTGAACACTGATCTGTTGAACAACGCTGTTCCCACTCCCAACAAATATCATCAACCATTTCAAAGGCTTCATCTGTGTCAGGAATCCAAATAATAAGACCGTCCGTGTTGGACTGAATCAGTTCAAATCCCGGTACAACTTCAAGGTGTTCAATCAGGTCAAGCAACATCAACTGACCGTTGATGCACATACAGTTATTGTTTCTTGGGTCATATGCTGCATTGGTTTCATCCTTCATTGCACCTGACAAGGCGTTTAGCATCTTCTTATATGGCAACTGTGCTTTCTTCCACCGCTTGACTTCTTTCTTGTTTCCGGCGTTTTTTGCAGCAATCTGTTTTTCCTTCATTGCCTTACGGGTGTTATACACTAACGGGTAATTATCATTAGTTGCTGCCCTTGTAACCAGTCCCCAAGCAATCAGCATTGAAGGATAGTAATTGTTTACATCAACGTGCAACAGTTGCCCGGTCTTATGAATTGGTGTAGCTGTTGCCCCATGAACGCCACCAAAACCGAATGAATGAGGAATACCCGCAACCACGGTTTCAAGACCTTGTTCTTTGTACCATGTACGTTTTGAGTATTTATCCATGTGTGCCAAGTCCATTGACAAGGCTTCCTGTCTTTTCTGTTCAAACCAGTCCTGAACATATTTATATTTTTTCAGTTGCAAGCATGGTAAGAAGTAAAAATCAAATTCATCATCAAATGATCTGCGTGTGCATCCAAGCACCTTTGCAGTGATTCTTGCTTCACTGTCCCCTATATCTGACAGGTTCACAATGTCCGGGAACGCCTGAACAATACCGTGCATTGCGTTAAATTCATCTATTTTTTCAAGGAATACTTTGATTGTTTCTTCCACATCATGCCGACAGTAGAACACTGTCATTTCAATTTCTTCCTTGGTTAATTTCCTGTTTATTCTAAAATCAACATCCGTTTCCTTGATATTGCTGCCAAGAAAACCTTCCAGTGTTTTCAAACCAACCGGGGGGTTCGGCATCACATCATAGTTAATCATTGGAATCTTATTGAACGCTGATGAAAACTGCCAACCTTCCCGACCTTCAACAATTATCCAGTCATTGATTCTTTTTGGGTTCAGTCCCAACAGAATACCTTTCATAATGTACTGGTCATAATGGCGGTTGTTATAACCTATCCACACTCTGTTGTTATTTGCTTCATATAAGGCTTTTAATTCATCAGGGTTATTGATTATCACATATTCTTTTTCTTTTTCTGCATCAATGAAAACTGCAAGCCAGTCCTCTTTGAAAACCTCAAAATCATAAAATATCATTCACATTCACCCTTTCATAAAAAGCGGTGGAAGGTGTGACCCTTGCCACCGCCTGAAATCATTCTAAGTTAAGACAACTTAACTTTTCAAGTAAAAAATTTTAGCAGTCAAAAACTTCCTTGATACTGAAAAATCTGTTTGGTTTATACGGTTTTCCAGTATTAGGGTTTATATCGGTCTGTTCTTTCACATCAAGGTTCAAATCATATTCAAAATTATTTGAAATGACCTGAAATAAATCTAAAATGTACTCTGTGACAGAATCAATATCTTTTGTGATATTATACAGAATAGAATGTTCATCAAGTCCACCGTCTGTCATTTCTGAAAGAAGTCTTGCTGTTGCAGCATATCCTGAATCAATCTTGTTATTGAAAGTACCGTTATAAAAGATATGCTGTCCCTTATACTCTCCATCTGTGATTTTGAAATCCATAGTAATCTGATCAAAATGACCAAATTTGCCATCCTGTGATTTTACCTCTAAATTTTCCAGTTTTACAGGATAGATACCTGATGGAACATCTGTATAACCACCATTACCGGGCTTATAGTTTTTTTCCATTTCTTCAATTTCTTTTGTGTTCAGTTCCTCTTTAAATGCACTGAAATCAACAGCCATAATATTTCACCTTTTACCTTTCTTATTTGCTTAATACTAACTTTAACAACTCAAACGCCTGAACTTCATTGAATCCGGCTGCAACATAGGAATCATAGATTTTCTTTGCAGCCTTTGCACCATCTTCCGGTGTAGCGTTCTGTTTGGATGCTTCCGGGTTCGGCTTTTTCATTGTACGGTTGTTTGCCGGGTTCATTCCTTCTGCAATCGCTGATGCAAGGATTGCACCAAACAGGTCATCAGGTAAACCAAAAGGATTGTTCATGTTCTAATACCTCACTTTCTTAGCGTGTTCTTCTTACTCTGCGGGTTCTTCCACCAGTAGGCTGTTCATCTACTGCCGGGGTTTCATCCGCTGTTGTATCTGCATCAGGTTTTGCCTGTTCTGCACTTCTTCTTGTTCGTCTGCCCTTCTCCGGCGGGTTCATTGCCCCATCAATAGGATTTTCCGGCTGTGGGTTACCCGCCTGTGCTAAACGCTTCACACCTTCACCAAATTCTTCCTTGCTGATAACCTTCATTACTTCCACACCGTCAACAATCAGGTCAACCTTGTCACCCTTATGCTTCATCACATAATTGTCATCAGCCGGAACATAGAAGTAAGTATCTGCATCCAGTACAACACTTTCAGAATCGGTGTTTGTTGTACCATCCTGTTCTGCTGCCTTTCTTTCCTTGCGGGTTCTTCTTGGCGGTGTTTCAAGTTCCGGCTGCGGTACAGAATCCGCTGCTGCACACGCTTCATCAAACGGGATTTCTTCACGCCCATCAGCAACCGCATCAATAGCCTTGTCACGCTCTGCCATATAATCAGCCATTTTCTGATTATTTTCAGCCACCACTTCATCATGTGTCTTGCGGGCGGTTCTTCCCTTCTTAGGTTCTGAATCCTCTGTTGTAGGTGGTGTTGCTGTGGTTGTGGTCTTGGCTGCCTTACTACCTCTTGCCCGTCTACCGTTTGCATCCGGCTTTTCAAGATCGGATGCAGCCTGTGCATCAGCCTGACCCATTTCTGCATCTGTCTTATACTCACCGACTTCATAGAAGTTGCGGATTTTATCAGCTACATAATTCAGATCATTGTCAATGGCGTATGCCGGGAACATCCCCATAGGTGACTTCACGGTGTCCTTGCCACTGTTCTGTGTGTAGAAGTAATATTTTCCTTCATTCACGCCTGTTCTAAGAACGATTGTGAAAAGTCCTTCAATGGTGATCTTCTCACGAAGTAACTTTCCAATCAGTTTGATTGTAGTAACGCCATTGTCAAGGGTTTCTGTGTGGGTCATATAAGCAACCACAACATCATCAGGAAGTTCCTTGCAGACTTCAATGATTTCAAAATAGTTTGCACCGAAGTCATTCCACTTGTCCCAACCGTTTTCTTTGATACGGTTCATATACGGAACTGAAAGAATATACTGGAAGTCATCAACAACCAATAACTTCTTCCCGGCTGCTGCCTGTTCCTTCATAAACTTACAGATTTTGCGTGATTCAACCTCACTGTTCAGCATTGTGAACTTACCCTTGAACGGTAACGGCTTACCAACCGGGTTCACAACGGCAGTTGTTGCCGGATCGCAATTTCTCATACTGGTACTTTTTCCTGTACCTGATTCACCCATAATCAAAAGCATCTGTGCCATATTATTTCACCTGTTCCTTTCTGATTTTTTCAAAGTTTCCCGCCATGTTAGCAGAAACATGATGCTGACCAAACTGTTTCTGAACTCCCGCACGAATCACTGAACGAAGTAACTTTCTGTTATATACCGGGCGTGGATTGTAAACCTTTCCATGTCTTTCATTTACCATACTCTTATACCTCACTTTCCTTGATAATGATTTTTAACTTTCTGCGTTCATCCATTGGTATGACTTCAACAGAATAGTTATTTGCAAGAAGAATACCAACTAAATCCTGATACGCTGCACTGGTGCGACTTCCTTCAATTACAATACAGCCACATTCAGCAGCACATTCCTTTTCAATATCTTCACGCATAATATCATTCACTGACTGAATATCATTGATGATATATTTCAATTCCTGATTTTCAGCCATTAGCTGATTGCGTTCATTTTCTAACTGTCTGATTTTCTTATCTCTTTTATCCATTATTCTTCACTTCCTTCATCTGTGCTGCCTTCTGTTACTCTGCTTGACCATAAATCAGCATAGTGCAGAATCAAATATAACGGGGTTTCATTTCCCTTCACTGCATAGTTTGCTGATTCATACAGACCATCATGGTATCTGATCGCAAATTCTTCATCTTCCGTCAGGTCAATGAAAAGGGTCGCTAACTTAATACTGCGGGTTGCGTGGTCAATCGGTAACAGTTCCGGGTTACGCTTAAACGGTTTAGCTTCTGATGCTTTTCCTGACTTCAAAATGTTAGGTACATACATCTGCTTGCCAAAGTCCCCACACTTACCAAGGTCATGTAATGCTGCTGCAATGATGACTGAATCACGAATTTCTTCATACTTAACTTTACCAAGAAGTGCATAACCAATGTTTTCTGCTGCCATCATTACATTTCTGCTGTGGTGAACAAGTCCGAACTGACAAGCAAGGTGATTTCCACCGCTGCAAGGTGCTTCAAAGAATCCGATCTGCTCCATGTAATCAATCAGATCTTCCATCCCCTCACGCTTGGTTGAAAGTAAGTGGTCAATCACATACTTCTTATTGTCAAGTTCCTTCTTGTTGTCCTCTGTCATCTGTTCAACTGTGTCCTGAACCTGTTCAGTTGTTTCCTGTGTTACTTCTGCGGTATTCTCAACCGCTGCATCTGCTTTCTTTTTTGCTGCCATGCTCTTTCACTCCTTTAATTTTTTTATGTGATTCCATTCTGTCAGGAATGGATAGACACCGTATAAATTGACGGGTAATTCACCCAGTTCAAGGTGTTCAATAAATCCCTTGAATTGTTCATAGTCCTTTGGATATAACAGGATGCCGATACCGCCCGCCTTTTCAATCTGTCTAAGATTGTATAACTGCAAGTCTGACGGTCTGCCTTTTGGTGCTTTCAGTTCGATTCCTAAAAACCAACCGTTGAAACAAACCAACAGGTCAGGAATACCGCTTTTTGTATAAGCTGCACCACCCCAGTATTTCAGCACCCAAGCACCCTTGTCCTTCAGGAACTTCTTGACCTTATTTTCAAAGTTTTTTTCTGCTGCCATTTACTCACCGCCCAACTGTTCATTGAACTGCATCTGATAATTCAGAATCTTTTCTGTATAGTCTGTGGAATAAATGCCTTTTTCCCATAACCGGGCAGCAGCATCTTCACCCATGTTGTACGCCATCAGTACCATGTTGGTATCTTGATACCGTTCAAACAGTTTTCTAAGTACGAACACACCCGCCCTGATGTTCTGATAAGGGTCTGTGAAATCCGTAACCCCAATGGTATCAGTCAACCACTGATGATTCATTTCATTGATCTGCATATAACCATAATCATGTGTTGCACTGACAACTGACGGGTCAAAATTGCTTTCATTTTGTATCAGTGCCATGACAAGGGTAAAATCAAGGTTGTACCCGGTACAAAGGTAATATGTAAATTCCTGTTGTTCTTCCGGCATCTTGCAGTCAAGCGGTGTGAAGTCCAAGTCACCCGCACCCCAGTCAAGGGAAATTTCCTGTGTGAAAGTTCTGTTATCATACGCCCCATATACAAGGGTTTCTGTGCTTGACCGTTCAAGTCTGCGTTCCGTTGATTTCTCTTTGTCCTTGGCTGTTATATGAGTTTTCAGGGTATATCCTGACACACTACCAATCACCAAACCAATACCAAGTGCAGCACCAATCAGAATCAAGACCCTTTTGACCATTGCCGACTTTCTCATGCTCTTTGAATAGTTCAATTTTCATCACCCCTTTCAGTAATTTTCAAATAAATGATTCCGGGAATTATCAGAATCGCACCAAAGATGTATTCTTTCAGGTGTGCGGTAAGTGGTTCATATATTCCCATTTCAACCGCATAATCAGATGCACCAACTGCACCAATAATCAGGAATACACCAATGAACGCCATGATTCCAAATATCCAGTTAAGTATCTTTGAAAAGTTCATCTGTCAATTCCTTCCCTTCTTTTAATGCTGCAAGATTCTTTTCTTCAACCGTACCTTTCACCAGTAAGTAATAGTAAAAGCACGGTTTGGCTTGTCCTATGCGGTGAATACGCTTCTTTGACTGCTCCCACAAATCACATGACCCTTTGCCAAGTGGCAGTGTGTAATATATGATTTTGTTTGCTTTCTGATAGTTACCACCCATTGCACCCGCCTGATACTGAATGAATGTGATTGAATCATCTGCATTTTCGTATGCTGTCAGGTCTTTCTTCTGACCGTTTACAACGGAATAAGGTCTGTTCAGATCATTCAGCACCCGTTGCATTGCATCCAGTTCAGCGGTGAAGTTGTAAAACACAATCAGTCTATCTTCTGTTGATTCAACCAAGTCCCGCAAGCCTTGCAATTTTTCTTTGTGGTATTGCCCGCATAACTGCCGGGCATATAACATTTTTGTCAGGCTGTTATCACCGACCAGTTCAATACACGGGTTTTCATTCTCACTGTCTGAATCATCAAACTTGCAGTAATTCAGCGTATCAAACAACAGGTAACTGTTCTTGGTAAAATACTTGTACGCCTGTGTGGACTTAAAGAATATTTTCTGTTCAGTCTGTTCAGGAAGTTCAAGGACTTCACTTGTTTTCATAAAGATGCAGCCATAACTTGCAAGTTTCTTTTTCAGATGTTCCGTGTGCTTGTACCCGGTGATAACTTCACGCTTGAACCCGTCCCCGTTCTCAACCCATTCTGTCACAACATAACTGTTGTAAAAGGCTTTCTTTGTAATGTTCCACCCCAACAACTGCACCTGTGACCACAACCTTTCATATTTCCCGGCTGTCGGTGTTCCTGATAACAAAATCACGCTTTCAGGTTTCATTTTCAGAATGAATTTTGACCGCTTGGCGGTTTCATTGGTGATAAGGCTTGATTCATCAAGCATCAGGGTAAACCCCTGTAATTTCAGTAACCAATCACGCCTGAACGCTGTTTCATAATTGATGACACCAACAATCTGAATATCCGTTTTGTATAATTCCTTGGTGTCAACCAGTGTCCTGAAATTGATTGCTTCACTTTTCTTGGTCAAGTTCATCACCCTGTCACTTGGGTAATAATCTTTGAAGTGCTGCACCCAGTCATCTATCTTTGACTTCTGACAGATGACCAAGTTCACCGAATTATTCAGCAAATACATTTTTTCAGCACCTACAAAGGTTTTACCCAGTCCCATATCAAGATAATACGCACAACAGTTGAACTGTTCAGTTCTGTTCAATGCTTCTTCTTGGTGGGGCATGAAATTCAACATTTTCATTCTTCATCAGCGTCCTTTGGTGCTTCACCTGAAAGGTCAATCTGTAACTTAGCAACTTCAACTGCTGCTCTGTAAACCAATGCATATTTAGAATCACCGTGGGTCTGTGTAACCTTTTCAAGAAATCTATCAATCTTTCCAAGGAAACAACCACACTTGACTGTAATTTCATTGTCCTTGTCACGATAGAATGTAGTGAAATCATTTCTACTGCCGATTGCACCAATCACTAACACATGACTTGCAGAAAAGACCTTGGCATTGCCGCAAACCTCGGCATTGCCCCAAACCTTGGCATTGCCGCAAACCTCGGCATTGCCCCAAACCTCGGCATTGCCGCAAACCTCGGCATTGCCCCAAACCTTGGCATTGCCCCAAACCTTGGCATTGCCCCAAACCTTGGCATTGCCCCAAACCTCGGCATTGCCCCAAACCTCGGCATTGCCCCAAACCTCGGCATTGCCCCAAACCTTGGCATTGCCGCAAACCTCGGCATTGCCCCAAACCCAAGCCTTTCCTTCATGTGAAAGGTTTTCTTCTTTCTCAATCCAACCACCAAGATCACCGATTTTTACAAATCCAAATGAAACAGTTGCACGGATACGGTGTAATACTGCGGTTCTAAATAACAATTTGATTTCTTTGGTTTCTCCTGTAAATTCATATTTTTTCATGGTTTTTATTCCTCACTTTCTAAAAATGCAACAGCCTTGTCATAGTTGCGTTCTATCATTCTAAGTTCATCTTTTCCTTTTTCTTCAAGGTCACATACTGCATGATAAATTTCATCATTTCTTAGTGCCGTGACCTCATTATTTATCAGATCAGTGATGACCTGTGGTTCAAGTGCATCCAATTCCCATGATTCGTCACCATATTCAGCAATGTACTTTCCACAACGGGAATCTGTAATCTTTGCCGGGTTCGGCGGTGGGTTATATGTACTAATCTGATTCATTGTCAGTGCAACACGCTTTACATAAACATCTGCACCGAACATTGAAAGCCTTTCCTGAATGTCCCTTGTCATATCAATACCGCTTGGGTCATGGTCACCTAAATGAATGATGAAACGGTTTTCCCGGTCACCCTGTCGAATAAACCGTTGTGCTGCACTCCACATTTCTGACTGTGATGTGTAACCCCTACATGAAAAATAAGGTGTGTCAAGTGGTCTGCAAGCCTGTCCGACAATATCAACCAAGGCATCCTTTTCAACCCATACTTCAACGTAGTTCGGTTGACCTTGCCACTTATCAAGCATATAAGAATATCTTGCTGAACCAATCACATCTGCCGGATTGTCCCAGTGACCATTGCTTCTAAGGTTGCGGGTTCTGTCTGTGATGCTGTACCAGTCGATCAGTCCGGCAAGTCTGCCGTCATTGATAAGACTGCCTATATTCTTATAGCTGCGTTCATTGTTTGGTATATAGCCACGGGCAACCAACTGATAATATGCTTGTCTAAGTGTCAGTTCATATCCCTGTGCCTGATATTCTTCAACCACCTGATTCACAAGGTTTATCAGTTCAAGACTTTTGCCCCTGAAATTTATTTCCTTGTATTGAATCTTAGGCACTGACCGTCACCCCCTCAATTTCTGCAAAACGCTTTGCATTGATGAAGTAAGACCAACGGTGTTCAGAAGTATGGATTGCATACCCCCAAGGAAAAACCCCCTGTTGTAAACCAAGTGCTATTGTGTTTGTGTGCTTATGCATCAACTTAGCAACTTCATGTATTGTTAAGGTTTGGATGCCATCTTCACACTTTGACGGTTTGAAGATCACCGGGTTTTCTTCTTGTTCAAAATAATCAGGTGCAAGTCCAAGTGACACTGCAATATCACTCTGAACCTGTTCTGACGGAACTGTTTTGTCATTCAGGTACATACTGATTGACCCTTTACTTTTCCCGGTCATTCCAACCACCTGTGCCTGATTGACACCTAACTGCTGCATAGCCTGTTTCAACTTTTCGCTGAATTTCATAATTTATCACCTATCCTTTCTTTGAGTTAAGAAGTCTTAACTTTTTCAGTAAAAAAATATAGTGGAATAAATTCCACCGAAACACCAAGGACTTCACACGCCTTGTTCATTTCAGGTGCAGTGAACTGAACTGTTCCGTTCAGCTTTGCAGATAATGTCACGGTTGACATTCCCATTGCTTTAGCAAATTTTGCCTGTGTTCCAAATACTTCCTTGATTTTTCCTCTTAACTTTGAATAATCAAACACTTCTTTCACCTTCCTTTTCATCATCAGGAAAAGCATTGTTATTGTACTGCTTCCTGATTGTTATTCTTACAACCCCTGATTCCAACTGTTCAAAGGATGTTTCCTTGAACTTCTGCGGTCTGCCTTTTTTCAGACTTTCCATATACGCAAGGTATTCAAGTTTGGTTGGAAATTCAAGAATCTGTTCAATCCATGCTGCAACTATTTTCTTCACTTCATCACCCCTTCCTAACATGAACCACCGTCTGCACCATGAAATGCACCAACGGGGTATTTCCAATCATTTATGTATATATCATCTGTTGTGAACTCACCAGTAAGTATTGAATGAATTGCTTTCCTGTCATCCCAACAGACACATGACTTTGTATCACCTATAAATTCATCAAGGTTCTTTTTGTTATCAAGGGTGAACCCAAGAACTTCTTCATCATGCCTTAGTGCTGCATAATCATCAGGAAAAAGTTCTTTTACCCCGGCAAATAAACGGGGTGTTGAAAATATGCACATCATACAACTGCATCTGTTCCAACCTATCCTGTAACATGGGTGTGGGTTTATATGATGCCGTTTCAGCAGTTCCCACACATCCTTTTCAGAATAATCAATGCAGCACCGCCATTGATGAACAATTCTGTGAGCCTTGGCTTCCGCATTGGTGCGGTGTATTTCCATTTCATTGTACTTTGACCGCCCGGCTGATTCACCACGGCGTTCACCTGACACAATCAGTATTTTCTTATCATGCTTGGTTTCTTCAAGGTTTGCCGTCACACTGTCTTGGACTGCTGCCTTTAAGTTACCGCTGCACCACCGCCCTGAATGTGTACCGCCTTTTGCCGGGAACTTGTGTCTTTTTCCACCAAGTTCTTCAAGTTCACCCAGTCGGTCAAGATTACTGACAACGGTATCTGCAACACATATTTTCAAATAAGCGGAACACCAACGCCTTGACAGGTCACCAGTCTTTGCCGGAAACTTCATTCTGTAACCATACTGTTTCAGAAGTTCTTCCATTTCTTCTGTTGCCTGTTCTTTCAGTTCCTTACATTTCAGGTAATTACTTGACAATTTGCACTGTCTGACTTCCCCAGTATCAGGGTCAATCCATTCAATCGGTTCTGATGCACCTATGCGGTACAATTCACCAAAGAAACCGTTCACCCTGTAAGAAACCCTTAACTTAATACCCTCTGCATCTGCAAGTGCTTTTACATAGTTTTGGGTACATTTCCAGTCCATACGCCTTGAAGGATGCCCACCGTCAATATCGTGATGCCAAAACTCTATTCTTTCCTTTGGTACACCAAGTTCAAGAAGTTTTAGGTAACAAGCAACTGAATCCTTACCGCCGGAAATCAAAACGACTATCAGATCATATTCTTCAAGTGGTAAAAGTTCCGGCAAATAGATTTTCTTGAAATGCTCTGAATCAGTTCTACCGTCAACCCTTGGTTTCAATTTGATGCCCTTGCCATATATCGGTGCATCAGGAACACCTAATCTGACAGGCGTATCCTTGGTGCAATCCGCATCTTTTATGAAATCAATCATTGCCTTTATCCTTTCCCAGTTCCTTCAAAAAGTTGTCTATTGTCAGCACACCTTAGTACAATCAGGGGTGTCTTTCCTTTATCAGATTTCACATTAAAATCTGAAAACCTGTTACACATCATTGAACTTTTTGAACGGTGCTGTTCAAACCGCCGGGGTTTCACATTAAAACCACCAAAACTTGTTGACCGACACACAATAGACAATTTTTTGAAAGAACTGAAATCCTATTCCTTGGTTCTTTTCCCCGGAACTGCTGCAACAGTTCTTTTTGAAATAGTCAGGAAGTCGGGGAACTTCCTGACCTGTGAAACAAAGTGCTGTGTCATCTCGTGCGGTTGATTCTTCCACTTAACGGTTTCTTGTTTTAGGGGTAAAGTGCCGATTGGTTCAGCCTGTCCGCTTTCTTCAAATAGTGCGGTACACTGTGCTTTCTTGCCCTACCGTTCCTGTTTTCTTCAACTACTTTGACGGGTCATGTTTATTCTTCACACGCTCTATCTGCTATCCGGCAGCCTGACCACCATGTCACTTGCGTGTAGCCCTATCGCTTCACCCGTGTCCTTCCTACTTGCTTTGTTTCTGTAAGTTAAGAACTCTTAACTTGGCTCTATCTTATCATCAGTGGAAAGATATGTCAACACTTATTTTTAAGTTTTCTTAACTTTTTTTCAAGTTTGATTGAAAAAGTCTTAACTTTGCTTTATAATGAGGGTGAACAATAATATATAAGAAAGGGGTGTTCACTAATGCCTGATACATTTCAGCACCGCTTTATTGAAGCAATGAACATCAGAGGATTACGACAGGTTGATGTTGCGGAAAGGTCAGGACTTGATAAGGCACAAATCAGCCAATATAAAAACGGTAAATATGAACCAATGCAAGATGCACTGTATAAATTGGCACAAGCCTTGAACGTCAATGTTGCTTGGCTTATGGGGCATGATGTACCAATGGAAATAAACAGGAAGGAACTGGAACAGAAGGAACGTGTTTGTGATCTGCTTGAGAAGTGTTACGGTTCAGGTGCGTATGAACTGGTTGAGCTGTTTGCCAAGTTGAATGAAATTGGTAAAAATAAGATCATGGAAGAATTGCGTGATACAGTTGCACTACCAAAATATACTGTCAAGGAAAAAAGGGACGGTCAAAAAATGGCATAATTTTCCAACAGTCAGGTAATATCATTCATGTCAGTTTCAGATAGTTACGGTTGGTTACACTTTGGGTTACGGTTCTAAAGCGTTGATTTTACGGCAAAGTTACGGTTGTTACGGTTACAGTTAAGTTTTCTTATATAAGTTTTACATATATATACTAAATTAAAAATAAAAAAGTAAAAATATAAGAATAAGAACATCAACCGTAACCGTAACCGCACACCAAGAAAGGAAGGTAAAAGTATATGTTTGGAAAGAAAAAGGAATCAGGTACACCAGTAATGCACTATGAAGGAATTGAAGGGTTTGCGACTGATTACCCTTGCAGAATTGAAGTGAAAGGTGATGTGTTTGAGATCAGAAGAATCAAGCCTGAAACTACGGTTACACTTCCAATGAACAGAATCAAGTCATTTTCAGCACTGGAAGAAAAGAATTTCATGCAGAAATATCACGGTACTGCCCGAACAACAGGAAAGTCAGGAATTAACAAGTATTACTTGGTTGTAGAATATGACAAAGGGATGCTTGCTTTTTGGGGAACTGCAAAAGAATATAAACAGTTCATTGCACTTCAATATGCAACCAATACGGCAGCACCTTCACATATTGAATTATAACTGAACAAAAAAGGTGAATGAAAAATGAATTACTCTATATCAACCCAATCTGATACAGGTAAAAAATTCACATTAAATGAACAAGAAGAACTATTTTTCAATGCACTGTATGATTATTTATCACCTGATGAAAACTCTAATATCTTTTTAGAGCGTATGAGTAACGGTTGTATTTCCGTATTTTATGCAACCTATCCTGTGGGTAAAATAAAACTTCAAGGAAGAAAACATTGGATGCAGATTTTGAAGGGGTTATATACTTCAAAAACCATAGAAGGTGACGTTGAAAATTTTATTACACACGTTTCAGATTGGGAAAAATACATCAAATTACATTGTAAAAACTGAACAAAAATGAACCCCAACCGTTGCAGCGGTCAGGGTTCTTATAACTCTATACCAAGGAATAGGATGATATAGGCTATGCAACCCTAATTATATCATCCATTCCTTGAAATTTCAATCAGGAAGGAATGATATACATGGGAAGAAGAAACCCAAACGGTTACGGATGCGTGACCAAGTTGAAGGGTAACCGATCACGCCCGTGGCTTGCCAAGGTCACCATATATGACGAACAGGGACACGCAAAACAAACCCCTATCGGTTACGCTGAAACAGAAGAAAAAGCCAACATTCTATTGGCTGAATATAATAACAATCCTTGGGACATTGACCGGGAAAAGGTCACCTTGGTTGTACTCTATCAGCGTTGGTCTGAAATCAAGTTACCCAAGTTAGGAAAATCAAATCAACAGTCCTTGCGTTCAGCGTTCAAGCACTGTTCAAAATACTACGGTGTGAAGTACCGATCACTGAAATCTTATCAGATGCAAGACTGCATTGACAACTGCGGGTGCGGTTATTCAACACAATGGTCAATCAAAAATCTGTTCGGTCACCTTGACCGTTTTGCTTTTGAAATTGACCTGATAGATAAGATGTATTCACAAATAACCACCGCCCCACCAATACCTGAAACAACCCGTGAACCATTCACCCAAGAACAGATTGATGCACTATGGAAAATAAAAAATGACCCTTGGGTGAATACCGTGCTGATTTATATTTATACCGGGTTCAGACTTCAAGAATTGCTTGGGATGAAAACGGAACAGGTGAACATCAAGGAATGGTACTTTGAAGGTGGTATCAAGACCGCTGCCGGAAAGTGCCGTATTGTTCCGATACATGAACGAATCAGACCCTTTGTGAAAACACTGGTTGATGAAGGGAATAAGTACCTGTTCACTTATCAGGGCAAAAAGTTCAGTCAGGCAAATTACTATAAGTGTTGGGGTGAAGTCATGGAAAAGATAAGTGCAGACAAGACCCCGCATGAAGCAAGGCACACATTTGAAACCAACCTTGACAACGCAAAAGGCAACAGAAAATGTATTGATATGCTGATGGGTCATAAGTCAAAGGATGTAGGAAACAGGGTGTATAATCACAAGACTATTGAACAGTTACGGGAAACCGTTGCCCTGTTAAAATAA